GGTTAAAATAATGCTGGTGTACAAAAGCTATGATTAAAAACTAACCGCGTGGATCTCTTCTCTTCCCACTTCAGGGGCTATGATTGAGGGATAACCGCGTGCTTCGCCTCCCTTAGCTATCGCAATCCTAGCACCAAGGATCCTGGTTCCTTCTTCCTGTGAAGTGAAGGGTAGGAACTGTTCCTTGGGAGTTTTAGTACGCTCTTCGACTTGTGCTACTCTCTTCATCAATTCTTCTTCACATCTATATCTACAACGACACTTATAACTACCAATAACAGTTCCATGCGTGTCTAACTTCACATTATTAAGGAAGTCCACATCATGGTACTGGTTCGCAGTAGTGTCCGGGGATTGGCTAAAAGCAGTTCGCCCTATCCCCGCCTCTAGTGGCCTGTTGGTGGAATTGTGACTAGAACCAGTTCGCCCTAGCTTCGCCTCTAGTAGGTTGTAGCTACCAGGTTTAAGTTGTCTCAGCCCTCGATTATATAACATAGTATCAAACATATTAGTGTCGACAAAAAATATATAATCTAAGTCAAACCAGGAACGCAGAGAGAGATCAGGTACAAGGTGTTGGAGAAGCGCACGGTACATTTCATACATAGCAGGTCCGTGTCCATACATGAGCATGAGCGATTGTTCAACATTTTCAATAGTCTTTTCATTATTAGGGCCGTCACGTCCACGAATCCATAAAGGTGAGTCAAATATAGCATCAATCTCGGAAGGAGCCAGGTAACATTCGCGATAGGGGTGAAGCTGATAAGTACGAGATATGAATGAAAATTCTTCAAATTTCTGACATCTTTGGATATTGTTGGGATCTTTATTTTCATCAGTAACTTTAATTTTCATGTCGTTAAAAGCTTTTGCAATAGTAATTCCATTATAAATAGGTAGTAAAAATTCCGGCAATGATATGACAACATCATCACCCATGACAACAATACCACAGTGTTTGAAGAAATCTGTGCCTGGTAATTTAGTTGTTATCATCCAGACATAGACTTGCTCAATTAGATTGACAATGGAGTTGATGATGCTGGTCAAAGGATGGCCTTGGAGGACGCCATTGACAAGTTCATAAACTTCATTACCAATACAAACTAGGGATGCTGTAATTTCGTAACAAAGGGTATCAATAATAAGGCTAACGTCAGCAGTGAGTGCGTTATGCCTACGATAATATTCCTTTATAATGGAAAATGCAGCATACACGAAGTCCCAAGGTAAGGTATCAGAAAATTTTGAAAAATCCAACTGTATCAATCTATTTCCGCGTAAACGTAAGGTTTCAACAAGGTGAGTCCAGGTTATAGAATCAGGAGATATTCCAATTGCATGGTGCAATCGTACTGGATCAGAGTGGAAAGCATCCATAAACGGTAGAAGAACACGGCGAGAGGACAAAACAAGTTCAAGAGGTGCTACGTTGAAGACACGAGTGCCTCCAAAGGAGTAAGCCTTGGCTGGTTTGCGGCGCTCAGATTTTAAGTGAGCCCAGAACGGTTCTCGTGGAGGAACACCATTCTTTCTGCCTTGCCAGTGCGATTGATAAACAGTACGGAAGTTGGGTTCTAGTTCAACTTTGCGCCTCCCATCAGGTAACTCAGTAACGAGCACGTACTGGGATTTCTGGGTATGAACTCTCATATCAGCAACAAGCGGCAATCCGGCACTAGTCGATAGTCTCATTGGTTCGACATTATGATGATTCTCAGCAAGAACAGCCTCTTTAAGAGAGACAGGGGGAACCATAGCAGGTTTTGGCATGTAACGAAATAGTTCATCAGCAACAGCGCTTGTGGCACAGCTAAGTACAATAGGATCAGGCTTTTCAGTGCGAGCACCAATTGTAGAAGCACCATCAAGTAGAGGAGTAGAATTTCCAACATAATTAGGGTCTTTATGACTTTGAATACACGGGACAGTGAGAGAATCCCATGCATAGTCATGGATAGCAGATTTTTCAATACCACTCTTGTCAGTGTGGTAAGGAGGGTTGGGGTAGTGAGAGTAAAATCGGAGTCCTTCGGTAGCCAAGCTGTCATGAGCAACAGGTTCATCAAGATCAATAAAATGTTCCTTAAAGATGGGAGCAGAGTAACCAATTTTAACATCACACACGGAGGTTCCAGCAAAATGTAATCCATAGATTTTTCCACTAGGGTCTATTAATGGAGAACAACATTTACCAGTTCCTTGTAAACCAAAAACTTTAATATAATCAGTCATGTACGATTCATAAACATAATGCTTGTCATTAACAACACGATGAGTCTCTATCCTTTCAGGTACCTCGCCAAGATCTTCACGTAGTTGGTAAACGTGATCAACATGTATAGGAATAGTATAACCATCTTGGATATCAACAGCATAACCAGCAACAGGATAGACAACGTCGTCGCTAACAGGAGCGATGACATGTCCACGTATGTCTCTACCAGTTATTCGTTTATGCCTAATAACAACAAACTCAGCATTGTAACCATCTTTAACAACCAAGTCACGAATAGATTCTTTCAACAATATATCAGTTCCATCGGTAAGCTTCATCGTCGCCGTGACACCATCACTCTGGCAGTCAGAAATGAGATGTGCAGCATGTCTTGGGAATACACCAAATCCAGTTTTAATGACAAATCCATGAGCAATCATTGGTCCACAAGTTATTGAAAAACGTTGCTTCAAGATTAATTGAGCAATATTATCGACTTGAGGGGGAATCCTTTTATTCATGCTTAAGTTCATATCATGTGAGGGAGATTGTTGACTACGGTGGTAAGTTCTAGTAGCAGCATGACGATTTTGCTTGGCATGCTGTACTTTCGCATCGCCAGGTGAGTCATGCGTAATTTCAATGCCACAGGTATCATCAAAATAATATCTATAGCCTTTCCAAGCACAATACATAACAATAATAGCAGAAAATAGCCAATACCATCTCTCGTACAGATACTCATAAGCTTTCTTAATCCAGGACATAAAAACGGAGCAGAGGTCATTAACTAAAGCAGCTTGATAATCTATCGCCCATCTATACCAAGGAGTAGGTTCAGGAGGAGGAGTTTCAGGTCGAAAATGGCTTTGCAGCACAGGGGGCAAAGAGCCTTCGGGAACATCATTGCCATGTTGAACCATGAAGTAATTTAACAATTGATAGACAGCAATAGATCGTGAACATTTAAAATTCTCACATCTCACAAAGGGACAAGAGAAAGATCTAAACTCGTTATTTTCATCACGAATATTAGCCATAAAATTCCAAGAATTAGTTTCAATACAATGTTCAAGGGTTAGATGAGGGGCATCATTAGCAAGGGAAAAGCATTGGCGTTTCGGACCACAACTACAGTCTAAACGGATAGTATATTCACGGATTTTCATATAAAGCTCCTCAGGACCATGATTAACAGAACAAGTCTCATGGTCAACAGTAGGGAACAAGACATAAGAAGCATCAAAATCTTTGCACTGAGGAAAAACATCCTTGGTTTTACTACTAGAAGGAACAGGAGGTGGCGCAGAAGTAGTAGAAGCGTCAACGTTACTAGTAGAGGGAGTGGCAGGGGTCTCAGAAACAACGGGAGCATCAGCCTTTGGTTGGGGGTCACTGAGGGGTGGAGAGGAAGTTTTTGACTTCTTCCCTTTTTTCTTTTCTTTAAGAACAGGTTTACCATTAACCATAACATAAGTAGGAATATCACTATTACTATCATCAGAATGTTCAGGGGAATGGAAATCCTTCTCAGAAGTAGAAGTTTCCGAGCCAGGGCCTTCATGTTTAGGAGAACAAAGAACAGGAGTACCAGAAGACATATCGTACAGCTGACCGTATAATACAAAGATAGTAGTGCCATCGCTTTTAATGTACGAGTCGTCAGGGAATACACCCATGTAATCGATAAAAGCATCAATATCAGCGCGGAGATTGTTATTACGATCATCATCATCAGCTACCTGTTCGTTAATTTTCCTGAACATAGCAATAAGGAAGATACAATATGAAGCAGCGATAATAAGACTAGCGCGTTGTTGGAGTGTATCAAATGATGCACGTACGCCATGCTTTATTTGGTCCTTCATAGTCGATAATACGTGTGAAACTTTATGGTAAAATTTCCAAGATGTTACAGCAGTATGCACCTCAAGGAAAGCGTCAGGAGTGCGGCAAGTAGGACATGTAGAGGGGTCAGCATCATGTTGAACATAATTATTCTTACACTGAGTGCAAATCCAATGTTGAGATGTTAAAGTAGAGGAAGCACATATAAACGCAATACCACGAGTATCACTTTGCACTTCTTGGCAAGCTACGCATGGAGATGTAACATTACCAGCTGAATCAAATTTCCGTCTTTCCTCATCTTTCCATGGCATATAGCGAGAACGAATAAATTCAAACATGTCGGGTGAGTGAGCAAAATATAACGGAGCAACATTTTCTTTAAACCAAGGGGATGCCAAATGAGCAACATGAGCAATAGAAGGAGATATATAACTGTCGTCGAAACTAATGTTATGGTTCTTGATCTTCTCAAGTAAATATTGAGAGTGTTTTGGCAATTCTTTAAAACGTTCAGGAGTAACTTGTTTAAGTTCCAAATAAGCACGCTTAACAGCTTCATGTTGGGCTTCATCCGTCATAGATCCGAGCATAACAGTTTCAAGAGCAACCTTAAGGGAATGTTCATCCATAACACGATTGGCAGCTGATTGTGCTAATCGTATCGACTTCTTATATCTCTCGAGGACTCTAACTCTTTCAGTTTCATGATAGGCCTTAAAACGAGTTATAACTGTATTGTGAAATTCGGGGAAAGAACAATACGGTCTGTTTGTTGCTTCATTCTTAGTAGGATCGGTAGCAATTTCAAAAACGAGATGAGCATTATTCTCACGGAGGTTGGCAGGAAGTTTAGAAGCAACTTGCATAGAGTTGTTTTGAACAAACCAAGCTTTAGCTTGAGGTGAAAAATCAACTTTAACGAGAATATCTCTACGCCTTTTAAAAGCATTTTTATCTTTAGTCATCTCAGTGGGCCAATCACGGAAATTAGAGCAAACTCCAACAAGGATAGAGGTCATTTCTGTTTGCTTATCATTTAAAGCAGCCATGTTCAATCTCATCTTTGCAGAAGATTTCAGGGCTTGGAACTCAAGAAGAGCGCGGCCCATAATCTGTGGGTCATCGACAGCGCCAGCATCATCAATCAAAACGATTGGTTGTCCAGTATACCCATTCCAAAAGTCATCACAAGGATTACGGACGTAATGGGGTTCGCCAGAAGTTTGTAAACCAATAGCTTCAGCCATGTCAACAGTCAATTGTTCGTTCATCGTAGTTTTTCCAGTACCAGGGGGTCCATACATCCACAAAACAAATGGTTCATAGCGAACAGGAGGGGCCAACATACATGATTTTAAGTCATTAGCACGGCGAATAACGTCTTTACATGCATTAACTAGCGTGGGATTTCGGAGTTTAGAATCTTTAACAGTAGCAAGAACATTATTCAAGTAATAAGCAGTAATAACGGTAGTCCAATATCTGTCACGATGCCTACGAACATAGGTTTGTTGCGACACATTCAATTCATTCATGAAGAAATCATAATCATTCATGAACGATTGAATGAAAGTGGGATCATTAGCGAGTAGGTCATATTTAGCAGAGCCGAGAATCCATGATCGTGCGTTAGTATAAAGAGCCTTAACAGCATAACACATACGAGTAAAGAACAAGCACATCGCGCCAGTACGGGCAAAATTGAAGTTTTTAAAAATACTAGCAACGGTCCTAGTAACATAACTTATACTCAGCGCAGGCTTCTCCGTTAGAGTTGAAAATGCGCTAACACTCTCACAAAACAGAGAGGCAATAGTTCCAGCAATAGCATTTCCAGAATCAAAATCCATTTCATGTCCAGGTTCGTCGTCCTTAGAAAATCCGGCAATAGACAACAAAGAATCCATTGCAGATGAAAGTGCCTTGGTATGAAAAATGCCGATAACAGTAAACAACTGTAAAACAGCTGAACAAATAACATAACGAGAAGCGCCTTTCTGCATGGCAGCAGTCAGGGTCAACGCTAGTGCAGTAAGGGCACAAATGTCAATACCTTCAACATATGCAGCCAATATAACTTTAAATTCTTCCAGAAGGGAAAAACCTTTTTCTTTAATTTCACCAAATTTGTTATTAATAGAAGTACTAGATTGTATGAACTCTTTAATATCTTTTATAATTGCAACTTTATTAGTCAATGATTGAACTCCAGAGTTGCACATGGAGAAAAAACTCGACATAACAGGCCCAGGGTTGGACTCTATTCCAGCAGCTAATAATTGGCTTTTAATTTCATCGCGAGTCAAAACTCGAGTTAACATACGATTATTTGTTTGAGTCATAGTCCAAGAGTTAACACTGGATAACAAGGTTGGGGGGACACCCATGAAATGATAAAACATAAAGTCATCGGCCAAAGCAGACTGAATACGAATCCTAAAAGCATTAGCACTAACATTCGCAACACTAGGATTAGTTGTTGAGAAATTAAGAAGTTGTCGTATTAATAATTGTCCATTAGTGAGGGATACAAGATCTTGCTGAGGATAATTATTCAGATTAGGAACTGGGTCAGTAAAACTCCATAAAGGAGCTTGGAGGTCCATGTAATTATTGATATTCATCATGGGATTCTCGATCGTAAGAAGGGGATTGACACGAGGTTCGATAACTTCATTAGGATAACCGGTTGCAGAAGGCATGGCATAAATAGGATATGCATTGCGACTAGTTGTGAAATTCTCATTGGTGTTTTTAAGGGCCAGAACATTGCCAAGTCCACCAGAAATATGATAAGGACGATCAACAGGTGGTATATAAGTTACCTCAACGGGATAATCATTAAGAACGTGTAGAACAAAATTCTGTCCACCACGTCCCCATCTGAAACACATTGCAAAAAGATCACGAGTGGATGGAGGTGGAATTGAACGAGAATAGGATGCCGGATTAAAATCGTCATTAGAAGTTTCACCACTGTATGCATTTAAGGAGTAAACAGTAATTGGAATGGTAGCAATATAAGGTGTATCAATAGCAACAGAAGTGTTACTTCCAAAATATCTAGTGCCAGTCACAGTAGTGTGATACATAAAACGACGCGAAATATCTAATATATTATCATGTTTTTCCATAGTTTGTACCTGGGGTCCAAAAGTTTGCCATAAGTTATCGTCTGGCAGAGTCATTTCATCGCCATATTGTACCTCACCCATCTCAAGAGCAAGAGGAGGAGTGTTATCAAAAATAGCAAGGGGAGACCTAGTAATAGCAGGAGCCATATTGAGATCACGAGTAATCCAAGATAAATTTTGAGTCTTAGCAGGAGGAAATCGGGTCTGACAAGGGGACATGAAGCGTAGGTTTTCGTGTGCGCGCATCATTACAAGAATTTCAATTTCAGGAGTAACAATAGGAGTTGGATTAAGTTGATTAACCAACTTAACAACAACCTTGCCAGGGTCTTTCATAGTGCGACTTCCATTACCAATACCAGTATTGACACCAGAAATGGCAGTATTATTTGAAGATAACACGCCAGAAATAGGAATAGGCCACTGT